GAGCTGCATGAAGCGCTCACCGCAATAGACCTTCATCTGCCGGACTGGCAGTCGGATGCCCGACTCATCCACGCGAAGGCCTGCCGACCCTCCCCCTCCAGGCGAATAGCAGACCTCCCAAGCGATATCGGCCGGCTTCGCGCGAACATCCACCGCGCGCGGCAAGACCTGGAGGAGAAAGCCGGGCAGCTCTCGCCAAGGGCTCGAACCGACAACCGTATTGCAGACCGGTTTCGCTCGCTGGAATGTATCAGGCAGACCCTCGACATGGCCGAGGCCGCACTCCACCATTAGGCAATGCGAAGCAAAGCCCTGATTCCGGCAACGATCTGATCCCAGAACCACCATGCTGACGCCCCGAACGCGGCGCCAGCAATCCCGACCGTCCAAACGACGCCGTGCCCCATAAGCTTTACCCGGCGCCATTCGTCGATCGTCGGCTGAACCGCAGCGCGGTTTTCGGCAAGAGACGTTCGGAGGGCATCGAGTTCGTTCCGCACCTGGACGTCGATATGTCCGGACACGGCGACGGTCGTTTCAAGCTTGCCGAGCCGTTCGACAACCTCCTCGACACGATCGCGTATCGCCGCCCTGCTCAGCCGCGAAGCCTCGCGCTCATCGGCGATGTCTTCCTTGAGCCCTCGAAGCATTTCCAGGAGCATGCGTTGCGCTTCGCTCTGGGTCATGTTCAGCGCTTCGCATAAGTATGCTGCTTGCCGGTCTGGCGCTCCGCCGCCTTCACGGCTTCGGCCGGGCTATTGAAGGTCGGCAGGTCTGCCGGTGGCACCTTGGGCGGCTCGCCGGAGCCACGATCACGCCAGCCCTGTCGGTATGCGCCAAGGGTGAGGATGGCGAGCGCAGCGCCAACCAGCCCCTGCCAACCGAAGGTGCGCCAGACCCAGCCGAGCACCACCAGCGCCACGATGAACCATGCCCAGCCCGGAACCCAGCCGAGCAGGAAGTTGCGGACCATGCCAAAGAGCCAATCCACTAGAGCTGATCTCCCGTGAAATCGTCGCCGACCTTGCGGATAGTCGGCTTGTCGTCCTTGAGAAGGTGTTTGTCGACTTCCTTGAGCTGCTGTTCAAGATCGAAGGCCGCCTTAAATCTCTTCGACCACACGTCCCCCTTGCTTTCGGCATCCCAGGTCAGCGGCGCGAATGTCAGACCGGTCATTAACTCGAATTTCTGACGACGCAGATTGGCGGCTTCCCACTCCGCTTTGGAAACCGTCAGGGCAGCTTTTGCACTTTCGAGTTGCATGGCAATGTTGTCGCGGAGCGCACGGGTGTACCCACCGGTCTGCTCTTTCGCCTGACGCATGGCCTCGGCGTTCTGGCTGATTTGAGTGCTCACCCGCTGCGCCGCCTGCTCGCTTGCGGCGCCAGCAGCCGCAAAGGATGCCAGTGCGCCGACTGCAACCCCAATCGCTGCGGCCAGCAAGAAAAACGGGTTGGCTAGCAATGCGACGGTGGTCGCTGCGAGAGCCGGGAGCAGAAGAGTGGTAATCGCCGCAGCCAATCCAGCCACAGCGCCGACGACGATGTGCATGTTGTCCGCGAGGAACAGGATCGCCTCAGCAACTCGCGACGATCCGCCCGCCATTTGATCGAAGAGCCCGACCGTTTTGAGCACGGAGTTCCCCAACTGCCCCAATGCATCGGAGATCGTCGCCGGCATAGCGTCGGCCTCGTCTCGTAGCTTCTGCAACTGCGAGATCAATGCCTCGATGACCTTGGACGTAGTAAGTTTGCCCTCGGCGCCCATCTTCCGAAGCTGGAGCGTAGAAACCCCAAGACCTGCCGCCAACGCCTCGCTCACTCTCCCGCCGGTTTCGAGGATCGTGTTGAGGTTTTCGCCGCTGAGCTTCCCAAGTGCGAGCGCCTTGGAGAGCGCATTCATCACCGAGGCAGCTCGTTCCCCCTTTGCGCCGCTCACGACGAGGCCGTTGTTCAATGCCTCTACAAAATCGAGAGTTTTCGAAGTGGAATAGCCAAGCTCCTTGAAGGAATTGGCGTTCAACAAGAAGCTCTCGGCCGTCTGGTCCAGACTCGAATACGTTCGGCGCGCCATGTCGGACAGACGCTCCATGACAACAGTGCCGGCCGCAATTGAGCCGGTGGCCTGCACCACTCTGGAGTTCAGGTCGGTCCAGCGATCCGTGTACGAGATTAACGCCTGCACGGACAACGCCGCAAACGCGGCGCTGGCGGCGACCTTCAGGAAGCCGAGGGCCTGTTCCACTCGCTTGACGTTACGCTCGAGTTTCGCAGCCATTTTGCCCGTGGCTGTCTCGACCCTCTTTGCTCCGGCCTCAACGGCGCCCATCTCCCCGATGACCTGCGAATGGCCCTTCGAGTAGAACTCAAGGCCGAGCGATGCGATGTCGGTCATGTTGAACTCCGATACGACGTGCGCTAGCGTCCCGCCTCTTGGGGAGAGAAGCACATGCGTCATTTGGCATTGATGGTGGCTATGTCAGCGATTGCAGGGAGCGCCATGGCTGCGGAGACGCCGCGCCAAGCGATGGACGCGAGGCTCGAAATGATGCGCATCTCATATGTGTGTGGCGACGACTAGCGTCGCCACGAAGCGCCAGCGGTCGACCAGATCGTCATTGGCCTTGTAAAGCTCCTGCCGCGCGACGTTGGCGGTGTGGTTGATTGCGGTGCGCACCACGCTCTCGGCAGAGCGCCTGCTGATTTCGAGAATGCCATCGCGGTACCGGTTGGCTGGCGTCCCGCGGATGCGGCGGATGATCTGATCGGTGGTTTGGCCTTCAACGAAGCCTTGACGGATCCCGTCGCGAACCCGAGCGAAAGCCGCGACCTCAAGATCCCTGCCCCATTCTTTGAGGACACGCCCCTGAAACGGCCGGGCGTTCACCGTCGCATAGAGTTGCTCCGACGAAGGCGACACGACATCGAAAGCCACCGGGAGCGCCGAGACAATCGATCGAACCTGAAAACCCGCCTCATAGATGGCAAGGGCCTTCAGTTCTGCGGTGAGTTCCCTATTGACCGAGTTGTACGCATCGCGGTTGACGATGCGGATGGCCTCAAGGAGCTTCTCTAGCCTCGTAGCCGACCAGGCGCCTCGAACGGCATCCGGATCGAAACGCAGCACCTGGGCGACGATATGGGCGTCGACCCGATTGAGCAGCGCGATCAGCTTGCGGACCGTCGCGGTAGAGTATCGCTGCAGGCCGACCTGATGCCTGACGGCCAGGTCTAGCAGGCGATCATTGACCGTCATTGGCGGCGCCGCCTGCCGGCGGGATCAAACCGGTGGGCTGTTCCGTACCGATCATGTCCTGCTCCTCTTCGAAGGTCCGATCGGCGGGCACCAGTTCACCCTTCTTAAAGCGATCGAACATCGTCTGCTTCGAGTAAGCACCAGCCTGCCAGCCAGCCACAACGGCGGTGATCTCCTGCGGCGACAGGGTATGATCGAAGAAGTCCGTATTGGGCGTAACGATGACGCTCTCAGGGTCCTCGCCCATCCATTTCGCGAGATTGCGAAGGGCGCGCTCAAGCCCCTCGGCCGATGTGAGCGCTATGGTTTTGAGCGTCGACGTCTGGTTGCCCAGCCGAAGCTTGATTGCCTCTCCCGACTCCGCGGTCCGCTGCGTGTCGGCCAGGAGGTTGGCGCCGAAGATCACGGCGCGGTCGAGGCTATTCTGGATTGCCTTGTGCTGAGCATCGAGGCCGGGCCCGGTAAATTCGAGATATCCAGGGTCGAAGCCCACGATGTTGCGGCCGGTCAGGTCGAGCTTCAGGACCTTGTGGGCATCGACGCAGGCTTCGAGCCAGCGGCGCTTGAAGATCGACAGCTCGCTGTCGCCGAGCGGCACACCACCATAGACATGCTCGAAGAGCTCGGGATTGCTCTCCTGCATTGCGGCGATGTCGCGCAACGCCTTCTGGGAAAGGAACGGGTTATCCGTCCAGTCAATCTTGCGCACCACCGTGTGGGGCGGCGTGTTGACAACGAAATGCTTCCATACGTAGTCGGTGACGTATTTCGGGTTGAACAGCAGGATTGCCAGACTGTCCTCTTTGCGGATCGTCGGCCCGATGACGGTCCA